TAGACTTTTGCTAATTATTTATATATTTATAATATAGATTAAATCTATAAAAACGGATATATGGGATGTAATTGCAAAAAATATGTTATTAACAACGAGAAGGATATCTACTTAAAAAAAGAAATAAGAGATTATTTGGTTGATACACCTGAATTCGACGCGAATAAAATATTTGATTTTTATCATCGCATGTATCCAAATTCAAAACCAACAACTTATGAAAATGCGTTGGAGGTTTTGAAAAAATTAACACTTTAAAACAATATGACCAATTTAAAACAGTATGAAAAAACCGACTATTATGTAACAGCAGAAGGAGATGTATATTCCATTAAATCAGGGGAATTAAAAAAAATGGCCACGACAATAAACAACAAAGGATATGTTTGTACATCAATCCATATCGATGGTAAAAAAATCACGAAAAAAGTACATAGGATGATACTAGAAACCTTTAAACCCACCGATGATAAAACTCTTCAATGTAATCATATCAATGGAATTAAAACGGATAATAACATTGAAAATTTGGAATGGGTAACTTGTAGTGAAAATATGAAACATGCATTTGCAAATAATCTAAAAGACCCTTTAAAGGGCGAAAAAAATGGGATGTCAAAACTTACTGAATTTGAAGTTCAAAATTTACGTTCAATGTATAAAACTGGTGGTTACAAACAAAAAGATTTAGCAAATATATTTCTACTAAGTGTTAGTCAAGTTAGCAGAATACTTAATAATAAAAAGTGGAAACATATATAATATCATGAAAAAAGTAGAAACCACATTTCCTGAAAATTGGAAAGAATTAATTTTAGAATCGGGTAAAGAAGGAAAACATATTACTGATTTTTTAATTAAACTTAATATATCTTGGGAAGCACACGACAAATTATTGGACCGAAATAAAGAGTACCATGAGACCGTAAGTAGTTATCAGAAACTTTGTGAACAATGGTGGTTTAACAATGCACACAATCACATGATTGAAAATGGTGGACGTAACTATAACGCAAGATTATGGTCGCTAATTATGAGGAATAAGTTCGGAAAAAATTGGTCCGATAAACAACAAGTAGATGTTACCAGTCAGGGTGAAAAAATTCAAGAAAATAAATTACAAATAGAAATAATCAAACCAAAAGATATATTATGAAATTTAAACGCGACGGCAAAGAATACAATTACAACTATCGTGCATTATGGGTAAGTCCCGAGGTACATCATCAGATTCGTTATCTGGCACTTAAAAATGAAACAACGGTTGATGGAGCGATAGCTATTCTTTTAAAAGAAAAAAAGAGTGAAGCTTCAGGTAAGTGAACTATATGAAAAAATAGAAAACGCAAAGACTGATAACAAAAGATATATCTTTTTGCGTGGTTCAACTCGTAGTGGTAAAACTTATGCTGCAACACAAAATGTGGTGGTTGAATGTTTATTAAATAAAATAACATTAACCATTGCCAGAGCAACCCAAGTCAGTCTTAAAGCAACAATCATTCAAGATTTCAAATCAATCTTGGAATCATTAGATATATTCAAAGATGAAAATTTCAATAAGTCAGAACTTATATATAAATTTGATAATGGTTCAATTGTAAGATTTATTGGTCTCGATGATTCCACTGGTAAACTACGTGGACTAAAATCTGACATTGTTCTTGTGGATGAAATAAACACGTGCAATAAAAACGAATTTGTTCAACTCGATATAAGAACATCCAAATATATTATCTGTTGTTACAACCCCGAAATTCCAATGGATTGGTGGGGTTTGGATTATGAAGGAAAAGAGAATGGAATAATGATACATTCAACATTTAATCAAAATCCATTTTTGGATGATGCAACAATTCAAGCAATCAAAGATTTAAAAAATGTTGATGAGGACTTATATCAAATATATAATTTAGGTCTCATAGTCGAACCAAAAGAAAAGATATTCACCCAACCAAAAACATATTCCGAATTACCTCCAACAATTAAATCGAAATATTATGGTATTGACTTTGGTTTTAGTAATGATGAATGTGCAATGGTCGAAGTAAATGTGGATGGAAAAAATATATATATAAAACAAATTATATATGATTTGGGATTAACAAACGAAGACCTTGCATTTAAAATAAAAGAGATTGGTATTGACAGAAACGCAAACATTGTCTGTGATTCAGCAGAACCAAAATCAATCAGTGAATTAAAAAAACATGGATTAAATGTTAGACCGGTTAGCAAGACCAGTATCTTATATGCAATCCAAAAATTAAAACAATTCTCAATTTATGTACATGAAGATTCAGTTGATTTGATAAATGAATTCTCAAACTATAAATTTAAGAAGGACCGTATTGGTAACATAACAAATACAACAACAGGAAAAGACCACTTAATTGATGCCACAAAATATGTGGTGGTTCAATTCCTGGACAATAAATCAAAACTATTAATCATATGATAATATACAATAACGACCAAAAAATAGAATTACCTCAAACACTTAGTATTAGACATTATCAAACTTTAACCAAGATTGGTAACCCAAACACATTTCAAATTATTTCTGTTTTGACTGGTATTCCTGAAAATGAATTAAAAGAATTGGAATCCGATAATTTTAATTTCCTTGAAAAGAAACTAGTACCCATGTTACATGTTGAAAAACCAAGTAAAATTATTTTTCAATTTAAACACAATGATAAGGAATATGGATTGGTCCAAGACTTTTATAAATTAACCATGGCAGAATGGGTTGACCTTGAGGTATATTCAAATGGTGAAAATGTATTGGATAACATTCATAAGATTATGGCCACATTATATCGACCTGTTGTTAAGAAATTAAAAAATAACAAATATCAAATTGAAAATTATAATTCAAATGATATTGAACAACGAGCAGAAGAATTCTTGGATTTACCATTAGAATTTTATTTAAGTGTATCAGGTTTTTTTTTGCAAAGCGTAACAATATTCACAAAAGTTTTAGCGGATTCTTTGAAACAGAAGAGTCAAATACAGATGGTCAAGACGAGAATAAAGAACAAGTTCAAGAAGATGTTCCAAAAGATAAAAACCAAACTGCGAGGTTTTATTGGAAATGCTTGATGATTCTCTGTAATGATGACATAACAAAAATGGAACAAATCAATAATATGAATGTAATTCTATGTTTGAATTTTTTATCTTATAAAAAGGACGAGGCAATTGAAATGAAGAATGAAATGAAAAAAATGCAGGGTAAAAATAACGTTCGTTAAAAAGTATTTATTAAAGAATGGAACATTATTTAACTTATAAAAAACTAATTGAGTTAATATCGCAAAATCTTCCAATTAAAATTAAAAGTTTTAATACTGGTGATTTAAGTTATTTGGGTAAAGAAAATAATCCAACACTTTATCCTTTGATGCATGTTGTTCCAAATCAAATAACATATAATGAAAATACAACTCAGTTTACACTAAACATTTTATTTTGTGATATTGTAAACACTGACATGAGTAATGAGGTTAATGTCATAAGTGATATGAATCTTGCATGTAGGGATTTTCTATCACAGATTAAGCTGGGTGTATTTTATGATTATTTTGATACAGACCTACCAAACACATCAACGACGTTTCTGGAACGATTTAATGACCATTTGGGAGGTGTCGAATTAAACATTCCTGTAACAATCTTTGAGGACATGAATGCGTGTGACCAATACGAACCAATCCCGTCTCCAAGTCCATCTCCAAGTGTAACACCCACACCTTCATTAACTCCATCAATAACTCCGAGTGTAACTCCATCAGAAACTCCGAGTGTAACTCCATCTTTAACACCAACTCCAACACCAACACCATCATCTATACCAGTGACTTTTACAGGAATGACAATAGTTGGTAATAGTTATACAACATTTAATGGAAATACTAGAAATAGAATTGTTAGATTAAATAGTGATGGAACAGAAGATACTGCATTTTATACAAATTTAGGTACAGCATTTACCACTGGTGGTGTTAATACAACAATAACTCAACCTGATGGAAAAATAATATTAGCCGGTACTTTTGGTGTTTTTAATGGATTAACAAGAATATATTTAATTCGTTTAAACAATGACGGAACAGAAGATACTGCATTCTATACAAATTTAGGTACATCATTTAATCTTATTTTAAATTGGGCATCACTTCAATCCGATGGAAAAATAGTAGTTATTGGCGGATTCACAACATTTAATGGAAATACTAGAAACAGAATTGTTAGACTAAATAGTGATGGAACTGAAGATACTGCATTTTATACAAATGTTGGAACAGGATTTGGTGCTCAACTATTTCATTCGGCTATTCAATCTGATGGAAAAATATTGGTAGTTGGTTCATATTCAACATTTAATGGAAATACTAGACTTAGAATTGTTAGATTAAATTCTGATGGAACAGAAGATACTGCATTTTATACAAATTTAGGAACAGGATTTAGTGGTCAGATTAATTATGTTGCTCCTCAATCCGATGGTAAAATAGTAATTGTTGGTGGATTCACAACATTTAATGGAAATACTAGAAACAGAATCGCTAGATTAAATAATGACGGAACCGAAGATACTGCATTCTATGCAAACTTAGGAACAGCATTTACTATTGGTCCAAACGATATCTTAATTCAATCTGATGGAAAAATACTAATTGCTGGTAATTTTACAACATTTAATGGATTAACAAGAAATAGATTAGTTAGATTAAATAATGATGGAACAGAAGACACTGCATTCTATACAAATTTAGGGTCAGCATTTGGTGGTACTGTAACTTCTCTTATGGAACAACCTGATGGTAAAATATTGGTAGCTGGTGCATATTCAACATTTAATGGATTAACAAGAAATAGATTAGTTAGATTAAATAATGACGGAACCGAAGATACTGCATTCTATACAAATCTTGGAACAGGATTTAATGTAGGTTCATTAACTTCAATGTCATTAAATTAAGATTCATATATATAATATGCAACATTACTTAACATATTACAAATTAATTGAATTAATTAAAGATAATCTTCCAATCAAAATGAAGAGTTTTGGTCATGGAGATATCGTTTATTTTGGTGAAAGAAATGAGAACACATTATATCCATTAATGTTTGTAACACCACTTCAATTTACTTATGATGAAAATACAACACAAGCAAATTTATCCATAATTTTTGGTGATATTGTTAATACAGATTTATCAAATCAGGTTGATGTTGTAAGTGATATGAGTCTTGCAGCAAGAGATTTCATGAGTCAGATTTCAAATAAAGGTGGAACATTTTATGATTATTTTGATGTTGTTGTACCTGTTATATCAAACACATTTGTTGAAAGATTCAATGACCATATTGGTGGTGTTGCATTGGATATTAATATAGTATATTTTGAAGATATTAATGCATGCGACCAGTATGTATCTCCAACACCAACTCCAACTCTTACCCCAACTCCAACTGCAACCCCATCAGAAACTCCGAGTGTTACTCCTTCAGGAACCCCATCTTTAACACCTACACCATCATTAACCCCATCTAAAACCCCAACTCCGACTCCATCAGAAACCCCAAGTATTACACCAAGTCAAACCCCAAGTATTACTCCATCTATGAGTGTCACACCGAGTGAAACTCCAAGTATTACTCCTTCAGAAACTCCATCTTTAACACCTACACCATCATTAACCCCATCAGAAACTCCGAGTATAACACCGAGTGAAACTCCGTCTTTAACACCGACACCATCATTAACCCCATCAGAAACTCCAAGTGTAACTCCATCTTTAACACCTACACCATCATTAACTCCTTCAGAAACTCCAAGTGTAACACCGAGTGAAACTCCATCTTTAACACCTACACCATCATTAACCCCATCAGAAACCCCAAGTATTACTCCTTCAGAAACTCCATCTTTAACACCTACACCATCATTAACTCCTTCAGAAACTCCAACTGCAACCCCGTCAGAAACTCCAAGTGTTACTCCTTTTGAAAGTCCAACTCCGACTCCATCAGAAACTGCAACTCCAAGTGTAACTCCATCTTTAACACCGACACCATCATTAACACCATCTGAAACCCCAACTGCAACCCCATCAGAAACTCCGAGTGTAACACCATCTGAAACTCCGAGTGTAACACCATCTGAAACTCCATCTTTAACACCTACACCATCATTAACCCCATCAGAAACCCCAAGTGTTACTCCATCTGAAACTCCGAGTGTAACCCCATCATTGACACCATCTATGAGTGTAACACCAAGTGAAACTCCATCTTTAACACCGACACCATCATTAACTCCATCGATAACTCCGAGTTGTCAAATTATTACACAATATTTGGAAGTTGATTTTGGTGGTTGTCATAATTTTCAATTATCATTATTTAATGACCCATCATTTACAAGTCCAGCAAACGCATTTTGCAATTATATTGTATCAGGATGTGCATATGGTGATTTAGGTACGATTTATTGTGGAACTGAAACAATTGCACAAGGAGACCATAATCATAGTTTTAATTTAAATCCTGTATTACAACCTGGTGAATGTGTAACAGGTTTTAGTGTGAACAATGTTGATACGTCGGCATGTGCATGTCCAACTATTGTAAATTTTGCACCATATGTTACTCCAACCCCAACACCAACATTATCACCAACTCCAACCCCATCATTAACTCCAAGTATAACACCATCTGAAACTCCGAGTGTAACACCATCTGAAACTCCGAGTGTAACACCATCTGAAACCCCAAGTGTTACTCCTTCAGAAACCCCAAGTGTTACTCCTTCAGAAACTCCAAGTGTAACACCATCTGAAACCCCAAGTGTTACTCCTTCAGCAACTCCAAGTGTAACACCATCATTAACACCTACTCCATCATCAACATCTTCAACTCCTTCCTATCTTAAATTATTATTTGGTGGTCAATTTACACAATTTAATGGTCAAGTAAGACAAAGAGCCTTACAATTAGATGAAAGTGGAACAGAGGATACAACATTTTATACAAATTTAGGAACAGGATTTAATGGTCAGATTAATTGGGCAGATAGACAATCTGATAATAAAATAATTCTTGCTGGTTCATTCGGAACATTAAATGGTATTACAAGAAATAAATTAGTTCGTTTAAATAGCGATGGAACTGAAGATACGGCATTCTACACAAATCTTGGAACGGCATTTAATACTACTACTCAATGTGTAAAAATACAATCTGATGGAAAAATATTAGTTGGAGGTGTTTTTTCAACATTTAATGGTAATACAAGAAATAGATTAGTTCGTTTAAATAGTGATGGAACTGAAGATACTGCATTCTATACAAATTTAGGTACATCATTTGCTGATACTGTTCGAGTACAAAATGAACAATCTGATGGAAAAATATTGGTAGGTGGTGTATATACTTCATTTAATGGAAATACAAGAAATAGATTAATTCGTTTAAATAGTGATGGAACTGAAGATACCGCGTTTTATGCAAATTTAGGAACAGCATTTGATGGTCCGATTAATGATATCATTATTCAATCTGATGGTAAATTATTGATAGCAGGTAATTGGACTACATTTAATGGAAATACTACAAATGATTTAGTTAGATTAAATTCAGATGGAACAGAAGACACATCATTTACAACAAATATAGGAACAGGATTTACAGGTCAAGTATATAGTTGTAAAATCCAATCAGATGGTAAAATAGTTGTAGGTGGTACTATAACACAATTTAATGGTAATACTAGAAATGGATTAATTAGATTAAATTCAGACGGAACAGAAGATACTTCATTTTACACAAATCTTGGAACGGGTTATAATAATACTGTTCATGATATTGAAATTCAATCTGATGGGAAAATAGTTGTTGGTGGTGCATTTACACAATTAAATAGTGTATCTAGATTATATGGAATGAGATTAAATTCAGATGGAACTGTAGATACCTCATTTTATTCAAACTTAGGAGCATCATTTAATTTAACAGTATTAGCAATATTATTAAATTTTGGTACCGTTCCACCGGTTACTCCAACACCAACACCAAGCATAACACCATCATTAACCCCAACTCCAACTCCAACACCAAGTCAAGGAGGCGCACCAAGTGTTACACCATCTCCTACACCATCAACATTGCCTCTTCAAAAAATATTAGTCGGTGGTAATTTTGCTACTTTTAATGGATTGTCAAGAGCCAGAATGATTCAATTAAATAATGATGGAACAGAAAATACATCATTTTATACTAATCTTGGAACAGGATTTGTTGGTAATATAGCTTGTACAACAATACAATCTGATGGAAAAATATTAGTTGGAGGTACTATAACATCATTAAATGGAAATACAAGAAATAGATTAGTTCGTTTAAATAGTAATGGAACCGAAGATACGGCATTCTATACAAATCTTGGAACCGCTTTTACTGGTGCTAGTGTTAGTGTCGAAGCAATATTTGTACAATCTGACGGAAAAATATTAGTGGGTGGTTTATTTACTAATTTTAATGGAAATACAAGAAATAGAATAATTAGATTAAATTCAGACGGAACTGAAGATACCGCGTTTTATGCAAATTTAGGAACAGGATTTGGTGATGTTGTGAGAGGATTTCAAGAACAATCCGATACAAAAATTTTAGTTGCTGGTCAATATACAACATTAAATGGTATTACAAGAAATAGATTTGTTCGATTGAACAATGATGGAACCGAAGATACGGCATTCTATACAAACTTAGGTACATCATTTAGTGCTATTACTAGTGATGTTAAATTACAATCTGACGGAAAAATAGTAATAGTTGGTAATTTTACAGGATTTAATGGTAATGTTAGAAATAGAATAATTAGATTAAATAGTGATGGAACTGAAGATACTGCATTCTACACAAATCTTGGGTCAGCATTTACTACAAGTGCAACCGATATCTTAATTCAATCTGATGGAAAAATACTAATTGGTGGTGCATTTACATTATTTAATGGTAATGTTAGAAATAGATTAATTCGTTTAAACAGTAATGGAACCGAAGATACTACATTCTATACAAATTTAGGAACAGCATTTGGTACTAGTGCTACTAATTTTATTAATGCCCAAAACGATGGAAAAATATTAGTGGGCGGTTTATATACAACATTTAATGGATTAACAAGAAATAGATTAGTTAGATTAAATTCAGACGGAACCGAAGATACCGCATTCTATACAAATCTTGGAACAGCATTTAATTCTTCAGTTACTTCAGTTCAATTAAGTTAATATGGAAGAACAGATATTAAATCAAATTGCTGATTTGTTAAAAACAAATATTCAGTCCAATTTAAAAAAGAATTATCCATCACGAACTTATTCGGGTCAAGCAAAACCTGTAAGTGGTCGATATCCAACACCCATTGCAAATAAGATTGCAAGTGGTAATTTATATAATTCAGTTAATGTTGAATGGGTATCTGATTTTGATGATGGTCTTCCAAAATTGGTTGTTGATTTTGGTTCTGCTGATTATTGGGAATATGTTGAAAATGGAAGAAGACCTGGTCGTTATCCACCATTAGGTCCGATAGATAGATGGACCGTAAGAAGAGTTAAACCAGCTAGAGATGAGAAAGGTAGATTTATTCCAAGAAAATCGTTGGTTTATTTAATCAGACGTTCAATTGGAAAATATGGTATATTCGGAATTAAATTTTTGGAGAATGCAATCAATACAACAATTGATGAAATTGAAGAAAAGATTGGTGAAGCAGCAAAGATATATTTCGAGAATTACATAAAGGAGAATTTGGATTTTAATTAAAATATTTATATTTACAATATATGGCGATATCAATTGTACGCAGTCCTGAACCATTTAGTCCCGTTTTGAGTGATGGATTGTATTTCATCGTTAGTGGTGATACAACAAATAAATTTGATTACAAATATACATTTACTGTTTCAGTTAATGGTGTTCAAATTTATGCAGGAAAAACGACACCAAATCCATATGGTCTAGGGACAATTGATGTATCAGAAATATTAAAGAATTATTTAAACAATCAACCAGTCAGTAGTTGGTCAGGGACATCAATTTATGTTCACCAAACATTTCCATTTTCCAATCCAAATATTGAAACGGGAACTGGTAACACATTTGTAAAATATTATGTGGTTCGATGTGGTGAAGAATATTCATCAACCCAATTTGGAACTGTAACAGGATTTACAGGTATTGGAAGTAATGTCGGTAGTCCCGCACAACAAAATGGTACATATAAGGTCTATAACGGAACGATGGGTTCAAACCAAGATTCTGATTTAGAAAATTTTGATTATCAAACTATTGTTATGGATGGTTTACCTGACTTAGGTAGATTCATGACCAATGCACCAAGAACCACATATATACGTGAAAGAGATTGGTTTACATTGGGATTCACAAACTGGTGGATTAGTGATGTAAGAGTTGCAGAACCTTATTATGTTGAATATAAATTTTATGATGTCAATAATAATTTATTATCAACTGTAACATACGATAATATATTACAAAATGGTGGTGGACCAAGAAATGATTGTAACGCCAATTATCTTGGATTTGTATTTACCAAATTTGTAACAGATTATAATGTATTATATGTTGGTGCCGGTCCAAAGAATTTGGCTAGTATTATGCCAGCAAATACGAAAAGATATACGGTACAATTATTTGGTGGATATCAAGGTTCGGTTGAAGATGTTTCTCCAACACCAACCGCAACTCCATTCCCATCCACAACTCCTGATTGCGTTTGTAATGAATATACGTTGACAAATAATGATGCGATAAATGAACAAGTATATTCTTATATTGATTGTACAATAAAGACAAGAATCACAGGTTCGATTCGAGCATTACAAAGTCAGACAATTTGTGCATGTATTGATTCTATTTTATATCCACCAATTATTGACGTGACTGACAATGGTGCATGTGTATTAGTAACACCAACTCCAAGTTCAACACCCTCATTAACACCAACGCCAAGTGTAACGAGAAGTCAAACACCAACACCATCGGTTACCCCATCATTAACGTCATCAACAAGTCCAACACCCACACCATCTGCAAGTATTAATTTATCTCTGACACCAACGCCAAGTCAAACTTTAACACCGTCTGTGACTCCAAGTTTAACAAGAACACCATCAGTTACCCCAAGTTTAACCCCAACTTTAACACCATCTACAACTCCATGTACTTGTGAAACATATCAAATAACAAATGGTAGTTTATTAGATGTTGGAACATATGAATATTTTGATTGCACAACAAAAGTATTAACCAGAAAAAGTATAAGTAAGAATACAGTTATTCAAGTTTGTAGTTGTACATTCCCAACCACTGAAGATGGATTTATTGAGATAATTTATGTGTGTAATTCTTGTCCATGTCCAACTCCATCAACAAGTGCAACACCAACTGTAACGAGAACTCAAACACCAACTCCAACTCCAACGAGAACTTTAACACCAACACCAACACCGACTCCATCATCCACACCTTGTGCATGTAGTGAATATTCCGTACAAAATAACGAAGCAACTTCAACAACGGTCGGATATACAAGTTGTACAACAGGTCAATCAACTTCAGTAGTTATTGGTGCAGGTGCTACATCAACATTCTGTTCATGTAGTTTACCTGAATCAATTCCACCTGGTAAAAATATCGTAATAACATTAAATGGTGCTTGTCCACCTCCAGGTTAAAAATTAATATATGAGTGTTCCAGTAAATCCAGTACCAACCAGTTATATAAGTGGTAATTGTCAAACATATACCGCAGTCTCAGAATTATTTACATTTGAGATTGAACCCGATTGCACGCGTGGTTATAACCAAAAACAATTCATGTTCAAAAACAGATTTGGATTATATGATTATATGTGGTTCAAAGGAAGTATTGAAGAAGGATTGGGAATATCACGACAAAGTTATAAAACATGGTCAGTTTCTTGGACAGATAAATTGGCCAATTTAAATAAACAAAGATACGATAGAGGTCTTACTGACGCAGATGTTTCTATTATTGAAACTCACATCGTAAATACAGGATTCATATCATTGGAAGAATTTCAGTGGTTAGAAGAATTGATGACAAGTTCAGAAGTGTATATTATCAATGATGATAATCAATTAAGACCAGTAAATATAACTAACGCAGAGTACGTAAGAAAAATAGAAAATTTCCAACCTATTTATAATTTGGAGATAACTTATGTTTATGCGAATAATATAGCATTAGTAGGTAACAACAGATGAAAAGAAAGATAAAATATCCCATTGAGGAACTCTTAAAACCACTCGGTGAAAAGAAGTGGCAAGGTAATGTTTATGGTGCCAGATTTGATGGTCAAATAATAATGAATGTTGAAAAAGAAGATATTCCTTCTCCAAGTCCGAGTCCAACACCAAGTGTTACTCCATCGATTTCTATAACACCAACACCAAGCGTTACTCCATCTATTTAATAAAACTAATTAACAATGAATGGAAACACAATTACTTGTTCAGATAGCAGAAAACCGATGGGACAGTCTCGACCTGTTCGATGAGATTCCTATTTCTGTAACTATCCAAGAGACCGATGTTCTTCAAGTTGATGCAAGAAAATCGAGTTTCTCAAAAACATTTACAATACCTGGCACAAATACCAATAACAAATTCTTCAAGAATTTTTATTCATTAATATCCACGGATTTTGATGCATTACAAAAAATACCTTGTATTATTACAAGTAAAACAACCATTTTATTTCAGGGATATTTAAGACTTAATTCTGTAACAATTAACAATACCAGTTACGAATATGAAGTTTTTGTTGTATCCAATCTAACAGATTTTTTTAGTCAAATCAAAGATTACCAATTACAAGAATTGGATTTTGGTGATTTGATACATGACAGAACTTATTCCAATGTAACAACAAGTTGGGAAGCAAATGGAGACGGTGTAAGTGGTTTATTTGGTGGTAAGATAATTTACCCCATGATTAACTATGGATTGAGATATGACAATCCTGGTGGTACTGGTACGACCATTCCACAATGGGAATTCACCTATAATTCAGGACGAACGATAACCAATCCAATCTATGCAATCCCAACAGATTATTTCAAACCAGCAATTCAAATTAAAACTGTTATTGACAGAATTGCTGAAAATACAACATTTACAATCAATTCAGAATTTTTTGATACCGATTATTTTAAATCCATATATATGGATTTATTTTCTAATGGATTTAATTCAGAAGAACTAAGTCAATCAGGTAATACCAATCAAAATCTTTTTAGAATATACTCCCCAAGTGAACAAACATTTTTTCATAATTCAAATGTTTTTGCTCCACCATTTACCACATCAAGACAACAAGAAATTCAATTTAATTCTTTTGGAACAGATGGGTATGATAATTTGAATAATTATATCTTTTTTTCATCTTCATCAACACCACCAATCAACAACTATTTTAGAGCACCAAGAACGGGACAATATTATTTTAATTTGATGTTCAATTTTGCAGCATCATTTAATTTCCCTGGTCGAATTGCTTATTTCCAAATCATTGCAAGAAAATCATCATCAACATCAGGATTGGTGAATGGGACGATTGTCTATTCCACAAATTCATTGTTTGTTAATGGTATTCCAACTGATTTTGTTCCACAGAATTTATTTTTCAATGTTAATTTAAATGCGGGTGAATATATAAAACTATTTTTAGTTCTTAATGCTGGTAATGGACCCGAAGCAAACGTCGTATTGTATCCATATAATTTTGGTGGAATAACAAAACAAGCACCGATGTTTGAATTGTATAATTCACCGGGAATTGACCCAGCAACAGTGATTAACATAAATCAAGGTATTGTTAATACGAGTTGTGTTGATTTCATTAAATCGTTGGTGACCATGTTTAATTTGGTTATTGTTACCGATGATGAATCAAGAACAATTAGAATGGTTCCATACAATTGGTATTTTGATGAAACAAGTAGAATCAAAAAAGATTGGAACAAAAAACTTGATTTAGATTCAACCTATAAAATTTCTCCGAATAATTTTGAACTAGCCAAAATTCAAGAATGGTCATATCTAAGTGGTGAAGATGAGTATTTAAACAAAATGTTTGAAGACCAAAACACTTATGTATTTGGTAGAAAACGATTTGTGTCATCATCCAACATTTTAACGGATGAACAAAAATATGAATTGATATTCTCACCATTACCAACTGATGGATTACCTGGTGCTCCAAACTTTATTATTCCAAACACAAGTAGATTTAACTCAGATACAGGAACTTATGAACAATACAACGCTAATCCACATATATTCTTTTGGGTTGGAAATCGCTACGCGTATAGTGGTGATACCAAGTCATTTGTTCAACCATATTATATTTTTAATGACAGTTTTGTGGCACAACCATGGACAACCTATCCATGCGTTTCTCACTTAAGCAATTTGGATATTCTTGACCCAAATTTTGTTTCAGATTTATCATTCAATTCTGATTTTGATTTCTTCTCAAGGAATACAACATTATCAGTGTTCTCAACACAAAACACCTTATTTAATTTCTTTTGGTCGGATTTGATTAATGGAATATATTCCAAAGAATTTAGAAAGGTTCAAGCAAAGATATGGTTGACACCACAAGAAATCGCGGATGTCAGTTTAACTGATAAAATATATATAAAGAATGCTAGTTATCGAATTGAAAAGATAACCGATGCAGATTTAACTGTTGAAAAATTAACTGATGTTATTTTGGTTAGAGATATTGTTGAATATTATAAACAGACATCAGCAGATTTACCAGCACCAGTATATAGTTTAGAACCAAACGCACTTGCACCACAATTAACAGGATATTCTCAAGATTATTTCTATGTGAGTGTTAATTATGATGAGGTATGTGATAGTACAGCATCATATGTCCAATTACGTTGGTTTGGAACATTTAATTTTACAGGAACCATTGTATATGATACGAACTTCAATGTGTTACCATTTGGAACATTCTTAAGAAGAGTATCAACAACACCATTATGTGTAGTTGCAGATTATGGTGGAATGATTGAAGAAGTTCTACCAAGTCCATGTACTATTCCATAAAATGGTTATAAAAAATAATATTTATCTAATATGGCAGTTAGAACAATTGGTTTAGAAATTAAAATTGATGGTGTAAGTAAAACAGTATCATCAATTAAAGAACTTGAAACTGAAATTCAAAATCTCCAACAGAGATTAAAAGGTGTTGCGATTGGGAGTGATGAATTTAAACGTTTACAAGGTGAATTACGTGCCGCATCAGGTGAATTAGAAGACTTTAATAAAAGGTCAGAAGGGATATCTCTTGAACGTCAAATTGAAGCGGTAGGGAAATTCACAGGAGGTGTTACCGCTGGTTTTGCTGCGGCTACTGCAGCAGCACAATTATTGGGTGCTGAACAAGAATCTCAAGAACAGATTACCAAGGCGGCAACAACCGCACAAAATTTATTAACAGTAGCATTAGGTGCTAGAGCCATTGCAGAAGTTGCGGTCAGTGCGAATACATTAATTCAAGTTGCATCAACCAAAGCGGCGACCCTTGCGACCACGGCACAAACAATTGCAACAAGAGGACTCACCGCCAATTTGAGAGCGTTGTATGCAACCTTATTAGCGAATCCATATACAGCAATACTTGCGGTAGTTGGTGCGTTAGCAGCCGCATATCTTGCGTTTAGTGATTCTGTGGATGAAGCGGCTGTTAGTTTAGAAAAACTACAAAATGCGGCACAAAATACAAATCAAGAAATCGCAAGACAAAAATTACTTGATGAACAACAAGTTTTATTGGCTGAAAAACGTGGAGCATCAGAACAAGAAATTGCTAGATTAAGACAACAGGGTGTTGATAATGAACGTAGAATGTTAACACTTCTACAACAACAATTAAATAATCAAATTGCAAGATTATCAAATTTAAAAGCAACAGGAAGGGCAACAAAAGAAGAACTTGATTTACTTCAACAATTAAATAAGGATTATATTACAACCACCAATTCTTTAATTACATTAGGTAATCAACAATTGAAAAATGAGATTGAAATCACCAATGAAAAGAAAAAACAACGTGAAGAACAAGCTCGTATTAATAAAGAACGTCGAGCTGAAAGTAGAGCGTTAGAAATTAGTCTTATTGAAAATCAAACTTTAAGAGAATTAGCCACATTAGAAGAAAAATTTAATACTGATTTAGATAAAATTGATAAAACAAGAAAACAAGATAGACTTAATCTTGAGAAAAAATATAATCAAGATAGAGCAAAAATTTATGAAACTTTTTTCAAAACAATTGATGATTTACAAGAAGAGAATTTTTTAAGTGAATCTGATAAATTTGCTTTATCTCAAAAAAGAACTTTAGAACAATTTCAAAAATTCTTTCAAGACTACTTTGAAATTTATGATACAGAATATTTTAAGAAAAATATAATCTTAGAAAGATTAACACAAAAACAACGCACTGATGCTGTTGAATTTGCCAATAAACAAATTATTGAAGGATTAAAATCTTTAAATGAATTACAAGAAAATTTAGGAAAACAAAATCTAAATAATCAAATTGAATTATATGAAAGAGAATTTAAACAATTTGAAACAGCCGAATTAAATAAATTTAAATCTTTTGTTGAATTTAGAGAAAAAGAAAAAATTTTACAAGGTCAAAATAGAGATTTAACTTTTATAGAACAATCAAGATTAGCCGCAATAGTAAAATTAGAAACCGACAGATATCAAAAAAGTTTAGAGTTATTACGAAAAATTAATATTGAACGTTTAAAATTAGTTAATGAAATAACTCAAGCGGAAAAGAAATCCAATGAGGAAGTTTTACAAAACGACAAACAATATTTTACTGATTTATTAAAACTCCAAGAAACCTATAAAGGTGATAAGGAAAGATTAGATAGAGAAATTACAAATCTTGACAACCAGAGAAAACTCCGTGATTTACAAACGGAGAAAAAATTGGTTGATGAAAAAATCCGTATATATGAAAAATATAATCAGGATTTAAATGCTCTCAATACAAGAAGAGCACAATTAGAAGGAAGATTAACAACGGAATTTGGTGGACCATTTATTGAAGGAATAACTCCTCAAGAAGATTTGGCGGCAATCCAAGGTGAATTGGCGAGAGTTAAAAAACAAATCAATGATTATGTTGCAGGTGTTATTGACCCTGTTGAACTTGAGAAATTAAAAAATCGTGCATTAGAATTACAAACCGCAATCAATACCGCAACTAATGTTAAACCAATCGATGATTCTTTTCAAAATGCATTAGGTAATATTCAAACTTATCTTCAAACTTTTTCAAATGCAATTAATACAATTAGTCAATTAACACAGACACAATTTTCAATGCAATTGGAAAAATTGGAAAGTGACTATCAAAAAACAATGGATAATATTGTTGGTGATACGGTTGAAGCAAATGCAAAAAGAACAGAAGCCGAAAAAATCTATCAAGAAAAAAAGAAACAGATTGAAAAACAAGCAAGAATTTCATCTCTTCAAGCGACCTTAATTCAAACGATTGCAAGTGCAGCACAAGCGGTTGTAACGACATTGGCCAATCCAAATCTTGGTCCCGCAGGAAAAGCCATCATCATTGGTATTGAAGGGTTATTGGCCACAGCGTCCATTGCTACCATTCGTCAACAAATTGCGCAAGCACAAGCATTAAGACGTGGTGGTAAAATTAAAAAACAAATGGCAACTGGTGGTATGGTCGTAGGTCCAAGTCATGAACAGGGTGGTGTTAATTTTGGAAGATTCGAATTGGAAGGTGGTGAGGCTGTAATTAATCGTCAATCATCCTTAAATTATGGTGGGTTGTTATCATCAATTAATGAATCGGGTGGAGGTCGTCCAATCATCAACAATGTTCTTGATTCTCGTTTGGTTGAAGTTCTTGCAAAAGGTAGACAAGAACCAATTCGTGCTTATGTATTTGAATCAGATATTACCAATGCACAAACCATCAACAGAAAATTGGAACAATTAACGACATTATAAAATATTTATATATATATGAAAATTATAGAACTAACAATTGAGGATTTATTTGCAGAAGATAGTGGAGTCGATGCGGTAGCATTTGTTGAGAATCCTGCGATTGAAACCAAATTTATATATTTCAATTCTGAAGAATTTGAAAGTTATAATGATTATCCTGAAGCAGCAAAAAATAATGCATGTAGAGCCATCAAATGGGCCGAAGAAAACGGATGGGGTTCTTGTGGAACTCCCGTGGGAAAAATTCGTGCAAATCAATTGTGTAATGGAGAAAATGTTACAGAAGAAACAATCGCTAGGATGGCAGCATTTGAAAGACACAGACAAAATTCTGAAACGCCATATGGTGAAGGTTGTGGAAAACTCATGTGGGATGCATGGGGTGGTGATGAAGGTGTGGAATGGGCACAAAGAAAGTTAGGTCAAATCAGAGAAGAAATGGCCGAAATTGGTCCTCGTGGTGGAATTAAAGAATCTCCCAAAGCACCAAAATCAGATACACCCAATCCAAATCCAAAAGGAGAAGGTTCTGCTCGTGGTAAAGCATCCGACACACGTTCAGCGGAAGTTGATAAACAAACCGAAGAATCTTTGCAAAAAAAGTCGGATGAATTCAATGAGAAGTATAAAGATAAATTGGGATATGGTACAACCGTGGGAATGTTGAAATCAGTTTATCAACGAGGAATGGGAGCATACAATACAAGTCATTCACCCAATGTAAATTCAGCAAAACAATGGGCGATGGCTCGTGTTAATGCGTTTCTTTATTTGGTAAAGAATGGTCGTCCTGAAAATAGCAAATATGTTACCGATAATGATTTATTACCAAGTGGTCATCCAAAAAAGGGTAAATCAGAAGATATGGAAATCGATGTTTCAAATCTTCCTGAATATGTAAATTATCCAACGGGTAAAACCGATAACGATATGTTAATTGAATATTTCTCAAATTGCGGAATTACCGAAGAACAATTCAAAATGGAGTTTGCTGATGCTGCTGAAATTCCATGGGGTGAAGGTGATATCTTACCAAGAGATGAAAAGAAAGGTAGAACATTTTACAAATACACTGGTCCAAATCCTGAACGAGATTTTTGTCGTCAATTGATGGGTCTTAATAGACTCTATACGTATGAGGAAGTTAAACAAGCCAATAACATTGCGGTCAATGCTGGTTTTGGTCCTGATGGTTCATCAACCTATGATATATGGTTTTATAAAGGTGGACCGAACTGTAAACATTATTGGCAGAAAGTATATGCAACATTACGTAATCAAGAATCCAAAGGACCTGCAAGAGGTAAAGCCGGTACACCAATGTTTGACCAACCAAATCGTGGTTATTTAAACCCAAGGATGTCTCAAATTAATTTTGTTGAGAGATTACCTGGCGAATCAAAAGACGATTACCTTGGTCGTTGTATTCCCGTTTTAATTGGTGAAGGATACAAACAAGACCAAGCAATTGCAATCTGTATATCAGATTTTAAAAATTTTAAATCTATGGAAATGACAATATTCGGTTATACCACAAAATATTTTTATTTGTGTGCAATAGCCCAACAATTATTTAAAAAATTAGTTTCAGAAGAAAATACGAGAGATGAAGTTGTAATGATTAGAATTGCGGCAGTTATTGTCGACCAAATTTTTGAGATTGAAGCAAAAGAAGAAATTACCGAGGAAGATTATCAAAATGCAATAAAATTGAAAAATGATTTCTATGAAATCTTTGAACAAATTGAAATCTTAAAAGGTGAGAAATATGATTTAACTTTTGTGGAAAATCATCTTGATATCATTGAAGAGAAAGTAAAAAAAAACTTTAAATCATCCTTCCGTTTTGTAAATGAGGAAAAAAGACTGGTGGTAAGTCCATTGATGATACCTAACATTCTTATTCCAAGAAGAAACGAGGTAAATGGTGAAAAGTATTATGTTAAATTCTCACCTCAAACCATTGAACAAATCCAAAGAAAATATAATTTGGAGGGAAGAATGAGAAATACCAATCTTGAACATAATTCAGATGAATCAATGAAAGATGCTGTATTGGTTGAAAATTGGTTGGTTGAAAATGAGAACGATAAAATTTACAATTATTTTACCAAAGATGATGTTCCATTTGGTTCATGGGTTGGTGTTTTCTATATTATTGAAAGTGAAGAAGGAAATATGTTATGGAAGAAAATCAAAGATGGTGAAGTAAAAGGATTATCTGTTGAAGGTAATTTTATCTTAAATTAATTTTGTAATAAAAAATATCATTTAATTAAACATTTATATTTATAAATGTTATCAATAACATAAATTAAAAAATTATTATATGAAAAATAGCTTGATAGAAAAAGTTAAAGGTTTTTTCAAACAAGAATTTGAATCTTTGAAGTTCGCAACCGCAACTTTATTGGATGGAACCGTTGTTTCTAACAACGAAGAAACCCAAGAATTTGAAGTTGGTCAATATCTTTATATTCAGAAAGAATCCACACTATCTCCCGCTCCTGCTGGCAAACACGAAACCACCGAAGGTTTTGTTCTTGAAGTAGATGAGGCCGGTCAAATTGTGGCCATTTATGAAAAAGAAGATGAGAGAGAAGGTGAGTCTGAAGCAGATAGAGTTGCAGAAGATGTAAACAGAGATGATGAGGAAGAAATGAGAAAACTTATTAAAACTTATGTGGCTACATTAGCCGAGATTAATAAGCGTATGGAAAAACTTTCCAGCGAATTTAAAGCATTTAAACTTAGTGCAGAAAAAGAGCCTGTACATAAAACACAAAATTCAATCAAAGGAGTTGCTAACAGAGGTGACTTCAAATTAAAAATGATTCGTGATTTTGAAAAACTAAACAGTATTTAAAAATTAAAAAAATGAATAAACAGAAATTAAATTTCGCTTATGATTTAACAAATCTCCCAACCTACAATTCATATGGTTCGGATATGTTAATTAAAGCAGTTTTGGGATTGACTCTTCCAAAATATGCTACGGTAAGACCTAATTTGAAAGGTACTACCGAAAAAGTTGGTTTCGTAACAAACGACGTTTATTTGCAAGATTTATCTTGCGGATTTAACCAATCTGGTACAACCACCCAAAACCTTGTTACCGTTGATTTGTGTAACAAAAAAGTAAACCAAACTTTGTGTCCTTATTCTTTATATGACACATATCTTTCTCAATCTTTGAGTGATGCGAACTTCCAAGAGAATGTTCCATTCGAAGAAGTAATTTTGGAAGATATCTCTAACAGAATTGCAAACAAAGTTGAAAAAGCATTGTGGAGAAATACAACCGCAACTGGTGCTACTGAATTTAACTCTCAGTGTTTCAATGGTGTTGAATACTTGATTACCTCTGGTAACGGTGCAACACAAATTGCATACACAGGTGCTACTTCAAGCAACGGTTTGGATGTATTCACCAAAATCTATGAAAACATTCCTTCCAACGTATTACATCGTGATGACCTTGTCATTTACTGTTCTTACGCCAACTATCGTGGACTTGTTTCAAGCATGAGAAATTCTTCTTTTGTTAACTTGTTTACAATGGATAGTGCAGGTGTCGCAACCGGTGAAGAATGGTCGTTGATGTTACCTGGTACCAATGTAAGAGTAATCCCAACCGTAGGTCTTGATGGTGTGTCCGCATACTACGCCGGTCCTGCTGGTTACTACTTGTTCGGTATGAATTCCGAGATAATGACTGTTAAAGCTGTCTACGACCCGTTCGAGGATATCGTTAAAATCATGGCCAATGTAACTTATGGTCTTGGTGTATTCGACGTAGCGTCTTTCGCAATCTGCAAATAATGCATAAACCTTAAAATTAAAAATTATAAAAAACTATGAGTTGTTATATTTCGAGCGGTCATACATTAGATTGTCGTAATGCAAGTACTGGTGGTGTTAAAGCCCTTTGGGTTTTAGGCGGAGCTGGTAATGCAATTACAGGTGTAACATCAACTCAAACAGGTGGCATCACTGCGATTGCGGGTACAGGAACATTTTACAAGTACGAACTTGTAAAACAGTCTTCTTCGTTTACTGAAGAACTTCAGGTGAACGAGACAGCCCAATCAGTAGTATTTGTCCCAAGTTTAGTTGTAACATTACCTAAATTAGACCAAATTTTACGTACAAAATGGTTTGACCTTATCAAACCCAATGATTTAATAATCATAATTGAAGACAATAACGGTCGTTATTGGTTGGTTGGCCAAGAAAATGGTCTTACCGTAAGTGCTGGTTCCATGTTAATGGGTCAGGCTTACAACGATGCCAACGGTGTGACATTTACTATGTCAGGTGGTGAACCTAATCCAAGCATGGAAATTGATGTGACCACTACCCTCCAAGCGGTCATGACAGGTATCACTGTTCAATAATTGGAATTAAATCTGATTAAAAACCCTCGAAGAAATTCGGGGGTTTTTTTTTATATTATTGAAAAAATAAAAATATTTCGTATATTTATGTTATTGAATGTTGGTCATATCAAAACCCTGCTAATTCTTAATGAATAGCAGGGTTTTTTGTTATAAATCTGATTTTCTTCTTCAAATTAGGTATTTATTATAGATGTTTTCAATTAATAATACATTATATGCGTATTATATAATCAAGCAAGTTTGTTTTGATATTGATTTTAATGAGTGTCAAATTCTCATTGAATTCGGTGATGATGAAATACAACGTAAATGTTCAATAGTTATAAACTATCCCGCCAAAAGCGATAATAATATAACAAATGAAAATTTAATAAAATTTGTTGAACAAGAATTAAATAAGTATAAAATATGATATATCTTTCTGGTGACACAACAGGTCAAACCATGTATTTAACTTGTTCGAGGAATAAGTTATTATCGGGTACAGTTTATTATCTTTTTAATTTTAAACATAAGGTAACCAACCAAATATGGAGAGCAATACCTTATCGTATTCCACCCAGTGTTAGTTATCTTCCCGCAGAAGACCATTTTAACATTGATGTTAATCCAAATGCTGCAGAAATATATACGGGAACATCAATAACCAATGTTAATCTTCATTTAATTCCTGGCGAATATTATTTATTGGTTTATGAGCAAACATCATCAACGAATTTAAATCCAATCAATTCTTATAATGTTGTAAACGAAAGTATATTACGTGTGACAGAAAATATAACATTTGAAACTTACGATAGTAACACAGGAAATACATCAAATAACTTATCAGAAATACAATTTAAAGTATATGAAAATACATAGATTAGACTTTTCAAAATATGACACAACTGAAACTTTCATTGAGGTCACAGAAAATAAAAATGAACCATATATTCGATGGGGTGCAAACAATATGTACCCTTATGAATTATTGAGATTAACAGACGTTTCTCCAATTCATAACGCATGTCTTCGTTCCAAGATTGATGCAATTGTGGGAATGGGATTTGAGAAAAACTATATGATGAATGAATCTGATTCATTGAATTTTTTGTTTAGAAAAATGGTCTTTGAATATATGGTGACAGGTAATTTATTTTTGGAAGCAGTATGGAGACGTGATAGAAACGAAGGTTTGGCGAGTGTTCATATTTTACCAGCAAAATACATGAGGGTCGGAAAAGATGATAATTATTTTTATTGCAGAGAATGGTGGAAACCAACCAAAAAAAATGTGATTGAATTTGCGAGTTTTAATTCTGAAGATAGAGAAAATCGTCAAGTAATCCACATAAAACAAGAACACGCTGCATTTGATTATTACGGTTGTCCTGATTGGATTAGTGTTATCAATGACGTTAAATTAAATGAACAGATATCTGTTTTCAATTTACATAACATTAAGAATGGTCTAAGTCCATCATTGTGGGTTCACTTTAATCAACAACAACCTGAAAGTGAGAATGAACAATTCCAAGTGTTGCGAAAGATTGAAGAAAGATATCAGGGTGCAGAGAATGCGGGAAGGGTAATTATAAGTTATGGCGAGTCAGAACAAAAACCGGAGATTACTCAAATCCAAACCAATGTTGAAGATGGTTATTTCAGTAGTATCTTTGAATTGGTACAAAGACAAATCATGAGTGGTCATAAAATTATCGATGGTGCAATCATCGGTTTACCATCACCACAAGGTTTTTCTTCATCTGCAGACCAATTAACCACATCGTATAATTTATTCTTATCAACAACAATTAAACCATTTCAAAAGTATTTAATAGGAGAACTAGATAACATTGTTAAACTAATACATTTGGATGAGAATGTTGATTTAAAAATAATACAAAACAAAATTTTAGAATAATGAATAACATATTATTAATATCAGAGAATGTATTAAAATCTTATAGTTACATTGGTGAAAATGTTCAAGCCAATGAATTAAGATATTCAATTTTAACCAGTCAAAATATTGAAATCCAAGAAACACTTGGAACAAAATTATACAATAAAATTTTGGATTTGGTTGATAATAATACAATCAATCAAGCCGGTAATATTCATTACAAAACTTTATTGGACAAATATATCCAACCCACTTTAATTGGGTTTTCTATTTATCGTGCATTGGATAATTTCATTGCAAAATTCTTATCAATTGGATTGGTATCAAATAGTTCTGAACAAGGTCAAAAGATTGAATTCAAAACATATCTTCAACTAAAAACAAATGTTAAAGATGATGCTGAATTTAATAACAATATGATGAGAAGATATCTTATATTTAATTCAAATCTTTTTCCCGAATATACGGATAACCAAAAGGAACAATTGCAACCAAGTCAAAATACTGCGTTCAAATCACCTATTTCAATGCCAGGTAATTGGGGTTGGTTTGATGAAAGAAATTGTCCCTATCCCGCTTGGTACGGTCACGTAACTAATTCTTAATATGGACCAAATACCAATATCAGAAGTTATTGTTGCAATTATAACCGGTGTAATTACTTGGTTTACTGCCGGTAAATTTCAAGCCACGACAAGTGAAATACAAAATGCAAGAGAAGTCTTACAAATGTGGCGCGAGACTAGTCAACAACAAAAAGAAGAAATTGAAAAATTAAAAGAGGATATTGTTAATATGGGAACCAAGATATTTGAAATGGAAAAACATATGGCAAAACTTGAGGGTGAGAATCAATTTCTGAAGGAAAAGTTAAAGGAACTCAACATTAACCTTTAAAACTTATCGAGTTTCTTCACCAGATTAATCAGGTTGAATTATTTTTTGTTTTTGGTATCAGTATACCACCTAACAAAAATAATGTCTTATTCGTCAAGTTTTAGATGTCTCCAACTTTTACCGTTAACAATGTTGGAAACTGTTCGTTGGTTCACACCTAATTCTGTTGCAATTTCTTGTTGGGTTAAATTACCCGTGTTATAAAGGTAGTGAATATCTCTCACTTGGTCTTCTCTTAGTTTACTGCGACCATGATTCTCGCCATATCGATGTTTAGGGTTTTTCATTTTTTTTGTTTTTAATTGGTTACACTAAGAGGTGAGGTGTTCATTTTATCAAAGATTTCCTTCACTAACGTTCGGTTGGGAAATCATTTCTCTATACTTCTCACACAATTGTTGTTGCGACATAGTTAATTGTTTGCCCATGATTAATGGTAATCTATCTTCTTGATTATTTTTGATGTATTCAAATAATAAATTTTTATCAATTTTATAAAATTCATTTTGCAATTGATATTCTATATCAACTAAATTTTGTTTTGCAACAAATCCATCAACTTTTTTTGGTAATGGAATTTCATCTTGAATTTTGATACCCAGTTTATAAGCATTTTGCTTTTTATATTCTTCAAAATATTTTTGGTATTGTTCTTGCGTGTATTTCATTTCTTCATCATTTGTATTACAAATATAATTATCTTTTTCTTTATTTTCAAATTTACCCAGTATAATACTAGTATTTTCTTTATTATCTGTTTCTTTATTATCTGTATCTTTAATCTTAGTATTATTGTGTACCAGTTCCCGGTGTACCGGTTCTCGGTATACCGGTAATTCATAAACTATCCAATATACATCAGTAAAGTTGGTACCGGTTTTTTTAATTAAATGACCTTTCAATTTTAAGGATGCCCAAGCTTTCTTAATTCTATTCCTACCTATTATACCATCATACTGACGTATTATCCAATCTTGCTTCAAATTCCATTGCGGAGGTAAAGATAGTAAATAAAGTAAAATAATCTGTTCATCAACACTATAATTTTTTTTTGGATGTAATGTTTCTTTTTTTATTGGAATTGTCCCTTTAATTCCAATAGTGTCACTTGCTCGATTTATTCTTTTATTCATTATCTTTGATTTTATTCCAACTTTTATTATGTAAAATATTGCTAACAGTTTGTTGATTAATACCAAACATTTGTCCCATTGCTTTTTGAGTTATACCCATTTGATAAAAGTTTTCGCGGATAAAGATAACCTGTTCTTCCCTTATTTTTGCATTACCGTGCATTTCACCACTTGCATTATGATTTTGATGTTTTGTATAATGCAGTGAATAGTATCGAGGGACCCATTTTAAGTTATCAACATGATTATTTAATTTATTAAAATCAATATGAATAACTTCATTATGATTTTCTGGATTTGGAATATATGTTTCCGCAACCAGTCGATGAATTTTAAATCGTATTTTCTTTCTATTTTTGGTATCAAATAAATCGAGCACCCTTAGTCCTTGCCACATTCTTGGTTCAACCCAAACATACTCGTTATCAGTCTTTTGGTAGACTTCACCGTGTTGTGTAACATAATAGTTTTCAAAAAAATTTTTCATAGTTTGTTTTTTTTATTATAAATATACAAAAAAAAATCAAAAGTTCAAAATAAATCAAAAAAAAAGTCCAGCGACTACACCAAAATCGCTGGACTTACAAAAACAAAAACTGGACCTATATTATAAATCCAAATCAAATATACAAAAAAAACCCGAGATTTCAAAATCCCGGGTTAATAAAAATAAAATAAAAAATGGAAGTCGACAAAGACTCCTTATAATATATAAATATCTCAACTTTTGATAAAATTATTTATATTTAAAAATAATGGGTGATGAAAGATTAAAAAAAAATATTGGGTTGAGATATCTAAATGAAGAAGGGATTATGATGTATTTCTGTAAAATGTGTGGAACGTGGAAACCAGAGACAAGTTTCTATCGTAAAAAAAATGGGGTGTATGGTAAAAATGAAGTATGCCGTTCACATTATCTCAAAAACAATAGATTAACCAAAGAAGAACGTCAAGCACAAGAAGACAACAAACATTTGCATTATTCAAAATTAACTGATGAAGATTTTGAGAATACCCAAGAATTTTTGCGATTAATGGGTTACGATACTGATGGTGAAAAAAGTGTGCATATACAATTCATGGAAAAATGGATATATAAAAAAATCGATAAGGTTTAGACTTTTGCTAATTATTTATATATTTATAATATAGATTAAATCTATAAAAACAGATATATGG